ATAAGTGTGAACCACTTTATTTGCCGTTGCCAAACCTGTATCAGGGTCAGGGTCTTCTATGATCAACACGTCAACTTCCATAAGCCAGCTTTCATTAAGAGCCTTAACAGCCCAATTTCTAGCTAATCTGCCGCTACCGTCTTTTTCACCGCTTTTGTTTGGGAAAACGATAGTGGCTTCTAAGCCATCACCTGTACGGTTAACGGTTACGCCGGAAAAGCCAAAAGGAACAAACAGATAGCCAGATTCCTTGTGAGTAATCTGTTTTCCAATAAAGAAATTTTGAAAACGATAAGTTTTTTCTTCTTTATCTTTTATTTGTAGTGCATGGCCAAAGGCAAAACTTGTCATAGACCTAACCTCTTGCGGGTGCTACCGCTCATTTGTAATCGTTTTAGCGTGTTCTGTTCACCGCGTTGTGCGCCTTGCGATGCTGCACGTTGCATTCCAGACTGGAACTGATCAGCGGTTACATAATCAACGCTATTGATACGTTCCACGGTGTAGCGAACATCGATTGGTGCGGCAACTGCAGTGCCGCCATCTTCGCTTGCAGAACCGCCACGATTATCAGGAATAACCCCACCACCGCGTGAACCGCGTGAATAACGCGACATGCTTTCACGCATTTTGGATGCTGGGATGACGTACTCAGGCTCGCCACCTTCACCAATTAATGCGTTAGTTGGCTTGTTTACAACGCCGCCTTCTGCTAATCCACCAAACTCCATGCCTCCCGGCAAAGGTGTTGATGTATCAAAGCCAACACCACCGCCACCACCAGGCCCACCGAGTGCCTTCAAGATGGTTTGATACAAGATCATTGCTAGCTGCTGAGCAATAATCTTTTGCGCCATTGCTAAAAAATCAGACGCAATAGATTTCAACATGTCTGCTAATGCTTCTTGCCCAGTTTTGGCACCAGTGACAACAGCACCAAAAGCATTTGAAAATGCAGTACCTATAGACGTAGCTCCGGCGGCAACTTGATTTTCAAGTTTTATTAGCTCTTCAAATTGCTGTTGCATCTGGAACAACGGATCGGCTTCTTGCGCTTTTCGAGCTGCCTCTGCTGCTTTTGCTGCATCATTTGCAGCTTTAGTTCGAGCAATCTCGCCTTCCTTTGCATCGTGTAGCTTATGAATCAACTCTTCAAGTTTTTTAATCTCTTCGTCTTTTAAATCAGGAAACTTTGCATTAAGATCAGCGATTTCAAAATCACGTTGCAAGATACGATCCTTTGCGTCATCAAGCTCGTTCGTTAATTCGATTTGACGCTGAAATTCTGTTGACAACGATTGGGCAGCTTCCATTTGCCTTTTTAGTTGCGCTTCTGCCTGCCCTGCATTATCAGCACCGCCATTATTTTTCCCAAATGATTTTAATAACGTGCTTGGGTCAAAGGAACTGTCTCCTGCCCCAGGGACAGCATCCATGGTTTTGAGACGATCTTGCATAAATTGCAAAAGCGTCTCCTGGAAACCAGTACCACGCAGTTTTGAAAATTCTCTGGCACGCTCCTCCAAATCTGCTAAACCAGCTTCGCCAAAAAGCTCCTTTGCTCCTCCTCTTACATCACCACCTGTAAGCCCTGCAACAATGTTTGTTGGTATTAAACCTGCCTCTACATCTCGTCGAGCCGCAGCAGCAGCAGGCTTTGTTGCTTGGGTAATTAAGCTATTAATTTGATTAAGCGTGTCAGCCGCGACCCCCCCAATAAAACGTATTGGCCCTTCTAAATTAATAATTAACTCAGCCAAACCACTAAAAGACTCAGCCAGCAAAGGAACAACATCCTGTGTAAGTGCTACTTGAACTTCTTCAGTTGCATTTTGAAAATCTTTAATAGCTTGTGCTGGACCGCCCAAAGCATCTTTAAGCTGAGCAGCGCCTTCTGTTTCAATTCTTTTGAGAGCTTTTAAGACTATATCACTTGTAATTTTTCCTTCTGCTGCGAATTTACGCAAAGAGCCCTGTGCAACGCCAGTCTCTTTGCTAATTGCCGTCAAAATGCCAGGAACTTGCTCGGAGATACTGTTAAATTCATCACCACGCAATGCACCAGAGCCAAGAGCCTGCGCTAACTGAGTGAAAGCGTTTGACGCCTCTACAGACGTTGCTCCACTTAAACGAGCAACAGTATTAAAACCGTTATAAATGCTAGTTATGTCTTTTAATGAAACACCGACTGGTCGCAATCTTGCAAAGATATTTGCAAAGGCTGCGTTGGCCTCTGTCTGGCTTATCCCAAATTTCTTGGCCGCTTTGGCCGCTGCTTCTTGAGCTTGCTCTACTTCCCCATATCCTTTGGCTAAAAACTCTAAACGCCTGATGGATTCAGCCCTTGCAATGCCAGCCTGCCCGGCCTTAAAAGCCGCAAACCCAACTGCAGCACCTGCAATAACATTTTTTACGTCAGTCATTGCACTAACTGCTTTTTTGGCGTCTCTGCCAACAGATGCAAAGCTGCTTTTGCTCTTACGCTGCAGTTTGTTAAAAGCTTGCTCAAGCTTTTTGCTTTGCTGCTCAACCTTTCGCAGCGGATTAATAGCCTTAGCGGCTTCGACGATCAGTTCTACGTTCGCTCTTGCCACGACTGATCCAGCATTAGCCCTATCCTACCGCCGTCTTGTTTTTGCGCGATCCATTGCCTGCTGTTCCCGTTCACCCTTCAACTCGTAGTACGCAGCAAAATGCACAAGCTCCGCATCGGTTAGTTCCGTACGAAGCCTGCTAAGCGTCATTCCCAATTCGCAGCACAAGAAAAACTCAAAATTGAGCCAGTTGTCCTGCTTCAGTCGTTTTTTGCTTCTTCAAGGTCAGCTTCTTCACCAAGGCCAAACAAGAACAGCTCAAGCTCGTTCAACACAGACTCAGGCAACTGCCGCTGCAACTTTGGAGCATCAGCAGAAACAAAAGCTTTCGTGCCATCCTCAAGCTCTGCCATCTGGCACAACATCTGCGTGCTGATGTCTAATGCTTCTTCAGTACCGGAAAGGCTTTGCGCTTTTTTGCGGTCAGCGCGTGTGATCGGTTTAAAAAACAGATCAACAACTTTCTTTCCTTCAGCGTTTTTTAGTTCAAACTTGCGACGCTGGTTGAGATCAAACGCCCCAACCAGCAGATCGACGGTGCGATTTTGAGCCATTAAATAAAAGCTTGCGCTTAAATCATAGCCCTAGATCACTGCAGGTTCAAAGTGACTGCGCCGCTAGTGATGAAGCTGCAAGAAACAACGACTAATTCACCGACAGTTGAGGTGATCTCCATGTCAGTGATGATGCCATTGAACTTGGCTGAATCAGTGTCAGCACTTGTGCCAGTAGTGAACAACTCAAAGCTTGCATCGGCTGTGTCAGCAGTCGTGACCACATCTTCGAGGAAAGCTGCTTGGCCTGTTGCATCTGGGTCGTAAACCAGCTCAACAGTGCCGGAGCCAGAAATCATGCTGCCAACAAAGCTGCGAAAGGTATCGCCCTGCTTTGAAGTGTCAAGCGTTTCTTTCGTAGTGGTTAAGCTCCAACTACGAGTGCCGACGATTGTTGCATTGGATGAGCCTGCAGCGTCGAACTGGACTGCTCCTTGTTCGCCTCGGATTGTGGCCATGGTCAGAGTTCCTCGATGGATTCAAAGGTCACACGGACCTGGGTTTGGAAGTAGCCCTCGGGTGCTGCTGAAAGCAACGCCTCTGGGCCTGTTGCAGCGTCGAAGAAAACCTCCGACACGATGACCCTATTGTAAAGGTCTCGAATCCTTTTGCCGATTATAAAATTTTCCCCAGGGCCAACACCTTTGGCTGAAAAGATGCTGATCACGACAAGACCAACAATCCGATTCTGAGAATTGCTTGTGAGCCCTTGGCTTAAATACTCGCCTGCACCAAAGCTGACAAGGCATTGCACCCATGACGAATTAGGCGTTGGCTCATACGCCATGTTGTGAAACACAACTGGAACAGCAGGGCTGCTGGCTAGCTCTGTCGCAAGCCTGCCTTCAATGGTGGCCCTGATTGCATTGAGATCAGCAGCAGCCATTAGTTACGCCTCCTAAAAGCACGGATAAATTGCGGTACTTCTTTGGTAGCAATTTCTTTTCCGATCAAGTCAGGGAATCCAGGAACCGTGCCTTGCCGTGTTCGGTATTTACCTCCCCAACCTGGCGGCAAATTATTGCCATACAGGACAGGCTCGGCATATTCCATATTGTTTGTGATTTCTGCCTGAAACTTACCAATCCTTGTTTGCCAAGCTCCACGAAGCGTTCCTCCCGTGCCATGCTCTAGCAGTGCTTTTTTAAGAGGGACTGTTTTACCCCCTACGGTAAAAAACATTGGCATAGAGTCAAGCTCGCTCTGCGAATAATTGCTGAGCGAAAAAACAGGCGTTTGTTCTTTAACCTGCTTTGTCCAACTCAATGCCGTCAGCTTGACCAC